ATACAAATATACAACTTTAATGCTGAATATTTAGTTTATAATTAAATTTATTATAAATTCCTTTTTAAAATTCATAGCTATTTCGTAACTTTGTTTTTCTTAGATACAGCTATTTTTTTGTCTTCTCTCTGCATTTTATCATTATGCATTTTCATTTTAGCTTCTAATTCCTTAATATCATTTAATTTTTGATCCCTAACTTTCTCTCTTTCTAAGTTTAATTTATCTTCTGCAATAGGATCATCTATTCCATCTTCATTACCTTCATTACTATTTTGACTAATAAATATTTTAGTTTCATTATTTCTTATATTAGTAATATCTTCTAACTCAACTTTTCTATCTTCTCTATCTTCTTTTCTTTCACTTAATGCAAAGTCTTGTTTTTGCTTTTCTTGAGCTAGTTTATTAGCTTCTTTATTTGAAGCTTCTGCTCTTTCTTGCATTTTGCTTTCTGCTTTTTCTAATTTCTTTCTCATTTCAGAAATACTAGAACTAAAATATATATCAGTAACAGTAGATAAAGATCCTCCATTTTGTAAGAAAGCTTGAGTATGTTGTTTCATAATTTGTTCTAACTCTGTAGCTTTACTAGAATTAGTTAGTACTAAACCATAATCAGCTTCAGAAAGTGAATCATCAGAAAGTTCTAACAACTTAATAGTTTGATCATCTAACATAAACTGAGCTTTCTTCTTATTATCTTTTAAAGCAATTTTAGCTGCTTCTAAAAAAGCTGTTAATACTCTAAGTTTAACATCATCGTGTTTACTAAACCAATACTCAGTAATATGAGAAGATTGGTTAACTGCTCTTTCTACTCCTCCTACTGTTTCTCTATTAGATATTTGACCTTCTCTTTGTCTTGATACACCAGCAATCTCTCCCATTTCCATCTTGATGAATTCTAGAAGGTTCATGTGTTGTTGTATATAGTTACCAGTCTCCATATCAATAGATCTACCTCCTATATTATTCATACCACCTGCAAGCTTACCAGTAGATGCACCTTTGTTACCTTCTTTAAAAGAATCAACTACAGCAATCTTATTAGTTACAGCAAAGTGCATCCATTTCTCCATTTCCCAGTTGTCTGGAATTTTAGATATATCTAATTCAAATATTTTACCATAGTTAGTAGCAATAGCTTTATTTAGTCTATCCCATATAGCATCATACATGTACTGGTAGTTTTTCATCCTATCAACTAGTGATACTGCCCTACCTTGGTTAGTATTATAAATTTCTCCAACTATACCTGGATTACAATAAGAAGGATTACTAACTTTATTATATTGTACTTTTCTAGGTTTCATTTGTATGTAAATATCTCTACCTAATTTAGTACCTTCCCACCATTCATTAATCCAAAGATCTTTTGCTTCTTCTCCTTTAGATTTATTTAGTATATATTCTTCTGATCTGAACTTATATTGTTCATCACCAAATTCATCATAGTATTTTACTTTTTTAACTTTTTTAAGTGACTTCCAATATACTCTTAATATTCTTATATTACCATTTTCATCTGTATAATCAGAACCAAAGTAATGGCCATTAAGTTCAGCTATATTAAACATGTCTTCAACTCCATTGCCACCATTATCCATTCCTACATAACCATCTCTTAATAGTACATGATTATTTTCATCATCAGAATAGTTATTAGTAGTACGCTTAGAAGCATATTCCATTATATGATCTATATCGTCAGGCTTTAATTCCTCATAAAAAGTATCTACAATTTTACCAGGACTCCAATGATCTTCTAATATAATTAAATTAGCATCTTCTATTTTATCTGATTTACTACTTCTAACACAGTGTACTTTTAAAGGGTTTAATTTAGTAAGTTCAGGTTCATCAGAAACAATATCTATTTGATATATTTCTTCTGCCATAATCAAAGCATCCTTAAATCCATTATTAAACATTCTTGGAAAGTTCTGTTCCGCAGAATAGTGTTGTAATATTTGAGTAGCTAATCTTTCTCTAATATCCTGATAATCATATTTAAGGAAATCTTCTAACTCCGCATATTTTTCTTCTAATTCTTCTTTAGAGTATTCTTTATCAAAGTACTCTAACATTTTTTCTTTAAGCTGTCCTTTTAAATCTTCTTCTTTTTTACTAATAGCATCATGATTAGTTACCAATACCTTATAATCAAACCTTCTGTTAATTTCTTCTCCTACTAATAAATCTACTTTAGCATTCATTACAGGATGATGAGGAATATTATCAGGAATATAAGAAGCTTCCATACCATGTGGATTAACTGTTGCCTTTAAATCCCTAACATCTACTATACCATTATAAAGATTTAAGTTTATAATCTTGTTTCTAAGAGTTTGTCTTACAGATTCATTATGGTAAAAAGAAAACTTATCAGCTACATCAACATTTTCTTTCCTCCACTCTTTAGTTTTTTTACTATAGGATAATCTTTGTAATGGTTGTTTATTATATCTCATGTTAAAAGTTTGATTATTGCAAATATAATATTATTTATAATATTAACAAAATTATTCATTATTTTTATTAATTATCTGAATACCCTTCCATAGCTCTTTTAGTTTCTCTATCTTTTACATTAGTATAGTTTTTACTAAAGAATGGATCTTCGGATAATTGCTTTAATTTCTTATCTTTATTTTCTTTTGCTTGTTGAGTTCTTTTCTTTCTTTCCTCTCTAAGTATCATTAACATACCCATAGATGAGATCCTATCAAAGTTACCATCAGCATTCCATTTAATAGCTTCTTCTATATAACCAAAACTCCTAATCTTGTGCAGATTCCATATATTATCTTCTCCATAAGAATCTGACATCATCCATTCTGCTTGTAAATCTCTACCTAGCTTATTAATAGCTGCACTAGCATGTGTACCTTTAGCTTTGTTACCATACTGTCCAGTAAGTTTTACTAGCTCCATATCTTTTAAAATTTGAGGAGTATCACATAGTAAGTATAAACAATTCCTATTAGAGAAATGAGTAAATAAGCCTTTTAGGTTACTTTCATAGTTTGCTTCAGCATTATAAAAAAGTAATAGCTTTATAGTTATATTGTAAGCTTCTTTTATAAGTTTAGGTCTACCAGTGTATTCTGCAACTATTCTATCTGTCCAAGAGTCCATTATAAATACGGAATACAGGGAATTTCCAGTATCGGAATCTACAGGGTCAATGCCTGCTATATACCTATCTCTAAATACAATACCATTACCATTCTTTTTAGGCATTTCAAATATTTCAACAGCTCCTGTCTTATCATTAGTAGCTAAGTCATATCTTCTTAATGGAGTTATATCAGAATTAATTTTCCATTTAATATTTCCATTTGATTCTGTAATTAAATCCCCTACATAGTGGTTTGACAAGAAGTTTTCTTTGTCTACATATATATCTTCAAAATATGTCTTTAAGTCTGCTACAGGGAATACAGTACCTTCTGTACGCATGATAGCTTCTTGAGGAGTAATAGGTTCTTCAGCTTTCTTCTGTGTAATAGTAGATGAATCAGAAGAACTATATTTAACTTTAAATCTATCTGTACAAATCTCTATTAATGCTTTTATAATATCTGGCTCACCTTGATTTTCATCATAACATCTGTTTCTATTTAGATAAGCACCCCAAAAGAATCCACATTCTGTCTGTGGGTTAGAGTTCCTATCATATACGTTAGGTACTCCTAATATATTATAAGCATTAGGATTATAAAATAGTTTTTCAGATCCTTCAAATGAAGCACCTTCTACTCCACCTGTATTATGCGTAATAATTCCATTACCTATATAGGTGTTAGTTTTTCCAGCAGTTAAATTATACACAGGTTTTATTCCTATATTTTCAATACTAACAACTCTTTCAAATCTCATACCAGTCAAATGATTTGCATTTTGAGATTCTTTATTTTTATAAATATTAGTAACGTTGTTAAGTCTTGTATATTTTTCTTTAGGAAATAAAAATATATGTTTTTTAAAATTTAACAAACTATCTTTATCTTTAATTTCTAATTCATAATGTCCATTTTTACTTTTAGAATTATTTGGATTTGGTTTTTTATAATTTACATTACCATGTATTCCTAATTTTTGAAGAAGAAGTTGCATTTCTAATAAAATATTTGAATACGCACAGCTTAAAGATACTACTCCTTCTTTAGATACATAGCCATCTGCATCAAAAAATCCACCTATAAATTCAGTTATTGTTTTATAGGAATATGAATGAATATTTATAGGTAAAGTTTTTTTATTTTTAGTTTGTCCATAGATACCTATTTTTCTTAATTTCTTACAAATACCTTTTATTCTATTTTCTTCATATGTTTTACCACTTTTAGTTGTATATGTTTTTTCTGTTACAACTTCTTCTAGTAATTGATTATGTAAATAAGAATTTATCTTTCCTTCACAATTTGATAATATAGGAGTTTTGTTAAAACCATATGAGCCATCCCCTACTAACCATCCTATTAACCTAGGCTCCCACATTTCTTTATCTGAAAATATAGGTACTTCATTTACAGTAGCTAATTGTTCACCAATTTTTATTAAACCAGCTTCTTTGAATTCTACTTTTTTTAATGATTTCCTTTTTCTATTCCCATTAATTGAAGGGAGTTCGCTCATCTTCTTTAAAGATTTATGACTCCATAATATAGGATGGTCTAAACTACATTCTATACTTCTTCCAGTATTAGTTGTTATCTTAACACATTCTTTATTAGTAGGTGGCTGCCAATATGTAATAGGCTCTTGTGATATAATATTATCAGATTGATTAAATCCTAGAATTCTATTTGATCTATTTAAATCTTTTATAGAAGTAAGATTACCAAGCCCATCCCATACCATATTATTTTCAGTGAGGCATCCTCCTGCTAACATAAATCCAGATGCAACTCCTCCATCTTCCACAGCTTTTCTATTAACGTTCCAAGCTTTTTCTAAATTAGGGAATAACCCATCTTCCTCATAATGTATAAAAGGCCCTCTAATACCCCTTGCTTTATCAGGATTATCTTTTAATGATATTCCATATATAGAAGATAACAATCCTTTACGAGAGCCATACTCATCTTCGTACCCAAGTTGAATCTCCATAGATCTCTTACCATCTACTAATCTCATTCTAGATAAAGGGGTATGCTCTGCAAGCCAGTCTAATGTATCTAATACTTTACCCCATATACCTTTATCTCCAGATAAATATCCTTTTTCTGAAGCTAAGTGGAAATTAGGATTACCAGATCCAGGATAACAATATAGATTTCTAGGACTCCATGATGCTGCTTTAAAGCTGAATCCGATTCCTCTGGTTTTTAAGAGTTTACCATGTTTACCTTTTTCTTTGGCTTCACTTACATAATGATAGAATAAGTAATCTCCTAGCCAAGGCTTAGGAAACTTTTTAACTCTATTACCTTTTTTATTACCTTTAGTTTGTTTATCTTTCTCTACTAACCAAATAGGAGAGTAATTCCAATAGAAATATAATTCTCCTGGAATCCACTCACCATCTTCTCTTACTAGTCCATATCTCCACTTGTTTACTTCTTCTCTCCAAAAGTTAGCATAATCAGATTTAGGATTACTATTTGGTATAATATTTGTGTACTTACCAGTCTTTTCAAAAAATAAAGCTTTTTCCCTAAAGAAATCCATGCCTTCAAGAATATGAGGATTAGAAAGATCTATTTCTCTTCTACCATCTTCATATTCTACTTGTTCCCCATCATCATTAGTATAAGTCATTATGGGTTTATCTTTAATAAACCCTCTAACCTCTTCAGGCTGAATTAAGTTATCAATAAACTTAACACTGGCAATGAATTCAATAATTTCATCATATACTTCTTTTGGTAAAGTCTTCTCTAACTCTTCAGTAAGAGGAGTTTGATAACTATTCATTTTATAATTCATACGGACTCGTAATTAGTGTTGCTGTTGATAGCAAAGTTTTTGATACAGAAATAGCATTTTTAAATGCAGTCTTAGTAACTTTAGAAGGATCAATAATAATACTTGTATCTAATGTAGATAAGTCTGTACCATTCTCTTCTAATTTTTTAGAAGGTATGAGGAATAAATCAGAGAATAAGCTTTGACTATATTTACTATGTAAAGACTTTAAAAATTCTCCTCCTCCAGGTAAAATACCTTCATTGAGGGCACAGTTTACAGCAAGTACTGCATCCTCTACTCTATCTCTTCTTTCTTTAGCTTCTATATTAGATTCTCCTCCTACTCTTATAGTAACAGTTTTATCTGTTAGCTTTTCTAATCTAGTTTCTAATGTATTCTTACTTACTTCATCATTTGTTTGTTTTATAGCTTTTTCTAAAAACTTAATCTTGCTTTCAAGTTGAGGATTAGTTTCTGAAAATATAGTAACTTTATTAAAGTCAATCTTTACACTAACTTTATCTCCCCCTACATAAAAATCATCATCCTTATCTAAATTACAATAAGATACTATATCATCAATAAGAAGTCTTTTAAAGTCAGACATTCCAGGAGCTTCTATTAGTATAATTTTTTCTTGGTACTGTTTATTATATAGCCCAACTTTCTCTACAACATGGTTGTTAAAAGAGTGTGCTACAATTAGATTAGCCTTAGTCTTATTAATCTTTTTACTTAAAGTTTTAGAAAAAGAAGTTAACTTATCATTTAATAGTACAATATTTAAATCTTTATAAGTACCATCTTCTACATAAGTATTAATAGACTTATTCTTTCTTTCTATTATATAACCATTTTCCTTTTCTATGTTATCTTTAAGATTAATATCTTCTGTAATCTTAATATGATCTGAGTACTTAAATGCCTCTAATACTAAATCAACAATACTAGAATCTCCATTAGATGCTACATTAGTAATCTTTTTAATATACCCTTTCTTATCTTCTGTAATAAGTACAGAGCTTTTATTTATCTCTTCAGTTATTTCCTTTTCTAAGAAACTTAACTCTTCCCTAATATCTTTATAAGGAGTTCCTTTTTCCAACAACTCAATTCCTTTTAATATAAAAAATTGGGTAAAGAGTATAGATGTAGTTGTACCATCTCCTGCTTCATCTACAGTTTTCTGTGCTACTTCTTTTATAATATCTGTGATTATATTTTTTTGTGGGTCTCTATAACCTATAGATTTTAATACTGATACCCCATCTTTTGTTACATAATATTGACCATTATAGTTTTTAATAATTACAGTCCTGCCATCAGGGCCTAATGTAGAAGTTACAGCATTACCTATTTCTTCTATGGTTTCTTTTAATAAACAGTAATATTCTTTATCTGTTAATATTTCTTTATTATAATCCATCTTCAAACATATTAAAGGTTCTAGTTCCTTTTGATTTATTTTCCATTGTTTCTTTTTCTTTAACTACTTGGTCATATGCTTCTTTTAAGTCAGACATAAGCTTTGGTACTTTTTGTATAGCACTTGTTATTTTAGCAATATCTATAACAGGCTTACCATTTTTATCTCTTTCTTCTAATAGCTCTTTAGTTAAAGCTAAGTAGTTTCCTACATCAGATGCAGCTTGTAAAGAATTTAAATACAGTTGTTCAATTATTGTTGTACTTAAACTAATATATAAGTCAATACTTGCTTGCACATGGCTGTCTATTTTCCAAGAGTCTTTTAGTCCTGCTTCCTTTTTTACTTCTTCTATTCTTTTGTCTTTGTCTAGTATATGTTGGAAATCAGATCTAATATCACAAAAATGAAAAATAAATAACATCTCTTTAGATGCATTTACTTTATCTTTTGTTTTATCTCTGTCTAATAGTTTTCTAAAAGTTTTAAGTCCCCAAACTTCTTCAGGGACTGTTAACTTATAATCTTTAAATTCTACTAACTTCATATTAAAATATTCGTTTTGATGCAGATGCTATAACATAAGCTTCTTCTAAGGTATATGCACCTTTCCTATTTGCAACATCTAATGCAGCTTTAATAGTCTTTAGATCTGCATCTATTTGATTTGCTTTATCTTCTTGCTCTCTCATCTTTTCAGAATGGTTTTCTTTAGCTATATCTCTTTCTTGTGTTAACTCTTCTCTTTTCATAGTAGCTTCTTCTGTATCAGGTTCTGTATCAGGCATGCATTTTTCTAAATTTACTTCTTCTCCTTCTTGATTTGTATAGTCTCTTTTCCCCTCCATAATTATAATTTTTTTTTTATTATTAGTCTTCTGTTCTAAAATCAATTGAGTGAATAAT